GGCCAAGATCTTGGCGCCGTCCCAATCGTTGAGTCCTACTATGCGGAGAGTGACCATCTCAAAGGAGACGCGGAAATCAAGAAAGGATCTTGGTTCATGTCCATCTTTTTGGGGAATCATAAAGACGTCTGGAAGAGAGTCAAATCCGGTGAGTTGACCGGTTTCTCCATGGGTGGATCCGGGACCGCGTCACATCCGGCCGCAAAAGACCTTGAAGAGTTGCCGTGAATTCTTCTTGACAAATGACATTGTATTCACATATTTTATAGACATCGGATCAATGAATCCGGTTTGAAGGCATAGCGGCGGATCCAAAACGCCGCGCGCGCTTGCCGTTCAAGACGTGGAATGCATGATCAAAAGTCTTGGACGGTCTCTCCTTTAAAGACCATCCCAAGAACAAATTCAATATGAAGAGGTGTGGTTGTGGATATGAAAGTGAAACCAAGGAAAATCAAGGATCTCAAGATCCATGAAGTCTCATTGGTGGACCGCGCCGCCAACCGCAAAAAATTCATAGTTTGCAAAGGAGACAAGAAGATGAAATTCTTTGAAAAAATCGTTGAAGTCCTCAAAGGACTTTTGGGTGAAGATGTCCTTGAAGAGAAGGATCTTGAAATCATCAAGTCCATGAGTGATGAGAGAGGTGAGGCCATCCATGGCGCGTTGAACGCCTTCTCATCCTATGAGATTGATGAGTTTCCGGAAGATATCCAAGAAGGCATCATCACATTGGCCAAGTTTGCCGTCTTGAATCCGGTTGAAAAAACCATTGAGAAAGAGGCGGACATCACCGTGGACGCGTTGATTGAGAAGGCCGGTGCCGTGTTCTCCAAGGCCAATCTTGCCAAACTCCGCAAGATCAAAGAGATTGTGGATGAGATCATTGGCAAACAAGAAAAAGTGGAGAAAGACGCCGGACTTGACAAGATCCCGGATGAGGTGAAAACCAAACTCCGGAAACTTGAGGAATTGGAGAAGGCGGAAGAGGAAAGGATCCGGGACGAAAAGACCAAGAAAGAGGCGGATCTCCTTGAAACCATCGCGGACCTCAAGAAGAAGGTTGAGAACTTGGAGAAGTCCAAGGCCTCACGCCAATCCTTGACGGAAGAGGATGAAGCCGATGAAGACGGTGAAACCAAAGACGTCAAGAAAAACACATCCAAATGGCCGTCCTTGTGACCGGTCATTCAATCTCAAATGACATGAAGGAGATCTCACAATGAGAGACAATAAATCACTTCTCCGAAAGATGAAGGTCAAGAAAGGATTCAACCTCATCTCCATGCCAACCGTGTCCTTGTCGGAAGAAGAGGCGGACACATTCATTGACTATATGTACCAAGAGACATCAATGGTCAATTATGCGCGCCTTGAAAAGATGACTCTTCCTCAAAAGAACGTGCGCGGAATTGGTTTTGGATCCGGACGGTTCCTATATCCGTCATCGGAATTCAATGAATCCAAATATAAGAAACAATGGGCGCAAAACAAGATCCAACTTGCCACGGTCAAACTCCGTGGCGCAATCGCGGTCTTTGATGATGACCTTGAGGACATCCGCGGAATAGAATCAGAGGATGAATACAAGGACCAACTCATGAGGATTGTGACCAAGAAGGCCGGGAATGAGTTGGAAGAGATATTCTATATCGGAAACACCGGCGCCACTCCCAATTCCTTTGCGGCCGATGACGCGCGTGGCATGTTGAACGGTTGGAGATACCAAATTGGGAACTCCGCAAGCGGTGAGACATACTACAACAACGCGGTCCCCGGCGGCGCCAATATCCTCAACGCGTGTGACGGCGGATCCTCCGGATCTCCGTTCACTCTTGCCGGGGAAATTGCGGAACAAAATCCGGCGGCACCTTACAATTGGGAATTCAAATATCATGGGATGTTGAAAACCATGCCGTCCAAATACAAGACCGGCGGACTCAAGAATTTCCGATATCTCAACTCGGACCTTGTGACCATGGACTACCTTGAGGCATTGTCCGCGCGCGCCACCATCCTTGGAGACTCCATCTTCAACGGTGAGGCCGCGGCCAACTATCACAAGGTTCCCATTGTTGATGTTCCACTCATGCCGCATGACCTTGGAACGGCCACCGCATATGGAACAATTGGCGGCGGTGCTTATACGGACGTTCTTCTCACTCCCATTGGGAACCTCATCATTGGTGTCCAAAGAGACATCCGGATTGAGGCGCAAAGAGTGGCGGCGGATGAGGCCACATATTTCTTTTATTCCATCCGCGCGTGTTGTGCCATTGAGAACATCAACGCGGTGGTCTTCCTCCGGTGCCTCACCCATAGGTGTTGATTGAGGAAAATCACATGTTGGCCATTGTAAAAAACTACGGGAAGACGCGGTCTTTTCCCACATGTGTTGGAAACCTCCGGATCCAACGGGATGGTGAGATCAAAACATCCAACTCCAAACTTGTTGAAGAGATGAAGAAATTCCAGTTGGTGGATGTTGACTATGTTGAAGGAGAACCGAAAGAAAAACCTCACAAAGAAATTGACTATTCCGCATATAGGATCCAAGAGTTGAGAACCGTGGCGGCCGCATTGGGGATCCCCGGATCATTCACAATGACCAAGTCAAAACTCATTAAGACAATAAAGGAGACAAACAATGAGAGATGACCAATTTCCGCATGAAGATTGCGGAACACATCAACCGGAACTATTCATCCATGACATCAATTTTCTCAATTGGCATATAAACCATGACAAATGGGGATGGTTCCGTTTCTTCCGGCCGCCTTATGCCAACCGGTTGGAGGACCACTTCAACTTTTTTGACACCGGCCATTGGACAATCACCACGGTTGAGGCCGGACAAGGTGACGCCACGGAGGTCATCACGGACCACGTCAACGGTGTTCTTTTGATCACCAATGACGCCGCGGATGATGACTATGATGAAATCTCAAGTCCGGGAGAGTCCTTCAAACTTTTGGACAATTATCCGCTGTATGCGGAGATCCGGTTCAAAGTCTCGGACGCCACTCAAAGTGACGTGGTCTTTGGCCTTGTGGCCGGGACCAACTACTTTGGCGGAGTTGATGACGGCGTCTATTTCCGAAAGGATGACGGAGACGCTAACATTGACTTTTGTGTGGAAGACGGCGGAGTGGTCACGGCGGTTGACACCGGCGCGGATCTTGCGGACCTCACGTGGATCCGGTTGGGATTCCATTGGGACGGCGCCGGAACCATCCGGTGGTTTGTGATCACGGACGCCACATATATTGTGGATGAAATGGGAACCGTCACCACCGGTTTCCCCCAAGACCAAGAAATGCGCTTCACCTTTGGAATCCGGAACGGTGAGGCCGTGGCCAAAGTGATGTACGTGGACTATGTCATGTGCGTCCAGATGTTGGCCTTTGAATAAGGAAAAACCGCGCCTTTAAAAGCGCGCCATGACTTCCGGGATGAGGCCGGTCTTAAACGGCCGGTCTCATCCTACATTATAAAGGACGGTCATCCATGGGAAATTATATCTCTGCAAGTGATATTGACAATTGGCCATCCGGATCCGATGACGCCTATAAAACGCGCGTCATTGAAGAGGCGGAACAACTCCTTGAGAAGATCCTTGGCCGCCATTTTTATGCCAAGACATTTGATCTTGAGTTGAACGGAAACGGCAAAAACCGCCTCACTCTTCCTCTCACCGCGCCGGTCCTTTCCGTCCGCAAAGTCTATGTGGGCGGAATATCACTCCCAATCTCTTGGGTCAAGGCGGACTCTCAATCCATCATGATTGACCTTGACGCCACCATGGATGAATTGGAAGACGGAGATTTTGAGGATTGGGAAGACACGTCAACGCCAACCTTTTGGTTGACATCAACGGCCGGGACGTCCGCCATTTCAAAGGAGACGGACTCTTCCTATATCCAATCCGGCAACTATTCCTTGAAAATGGCCATTGACGCCTTGGACTCCGCCGCGGAAATTTATCAAGACTTCAACATGAAACCGGGAGGACTCTACGCGATGATTCTTTATCGGATCATGTCCGCGGCCGGTGTGACGGCGGAAGTGATGATCCGGGACAAAGACTCCAACGTCTATCTTGACTCCACCGGCGCGTGGACCACCACGGCCACTTGGGTTGAGATCTCAAACAAAACGTCCATGACGGCCTTTGAGTTGGAGTTTTATTCCTATGCGCTTTATGGATCATATAGGATCCGGATCCGGCGGAAGACGGCCACAAGTCAATCCATTTGGTTTGACAACGTCTCCGTTGAAAGTGAAGAAGGCGGTGGCGTTGGAGATCCGGAATATTTCTACCGGATGAAAGAGGCGGCCGCCGGGATATTCCCAAAAGGATTCAACAACATCCGGATCATAGGCCGCAATGGAGACGCCGTTGTCCCACGTCAAATCACCAAGTTGGCCAAGATCATCATCCGCCATGACAATGACGGGGATCTATACACCAATATGATTGCCGGTGGTGAGAAGATTGGAGATTATTCATATAACATTTCAATGGTTCCGGGAAAGGAATCCGTATTCCTTGGGATCAAAGAGGCGGATGAGATCATCCGTTTCTATCGGCGCCAAAAGAAGGCGCGTTTTATGGCACCTTAAATTATTAAGTTTGAAAGGTGAGAGATGCAAAATGCCAACATCAACGGACCAACAAAACCGGTTGGAATGAGGAAAAGGAAACTCTATGAGTCCCACAAATATTCCAACCAATTCTTTTGGGAAGTCATGCCAAATGGTGCATGGGAAGGCCATCCGGCCGTCATAGTTGGCGGCGGTCCAAACATTCCGCCGGACTTTAACTGGAAATCTTTGCACCGGTTCCGGACCATATCCACCAACCGCGCCTTTGAGAAGTTTGATCCAACAATCACCTTTTCCATGGATCCGCGGTTTCTCATGTGGGTCAAATCAAACCGATATGGAGAGGCCGTTCATGAAAGGTTTGCGCGTCTTTCCACATATCGCGTTTGGTTGGTGACATACGTGGCACACCTTCCGCCGGAGTGTTATGTCATCCCGGTCTTCCAATCATATGACGCCGGTCTCCGGACGTTCTCCGATGATATGACAAAAGGCCTTGGCCACGGAAACAACTCCGGATATGCCGCCTTGAACCTTGCCTTTGTTTTAGGCGCGGATCCCATTTATCTTCTTGGTTTTGCTATGAACCACAAACCAAACCGCGTCTCTCATTGGCATTCCGGACACCCAATCCCACAAGAAGAACACACGGTCAAGAGTTTCATCCCGGCCTTCAACATGGCCGCGGAGAAAATAAAGGAGAAAGGCCGGAGAGTCATCAACCTTTCCGCGGAAGAGGAAACGGATCTCCGGTGTTTTCCAATTCAACCAATCAAAGAGGTGTTGAAATGAAGACAACAATGATCATAGGAATGGGGAAAGTTGGGACCGCAATTGCGGAAATGGAAAAGGCCGTGAGACGGCCTATAATTGCCAATGATCCAAAGTGCGGCCACGTGGTCCCGGAAGGCGTCAAAAGTGTCTCAATTATCCATATATGCATTCCTTGGACCACTTCCTTTGAGAGGACGGTCAAGGCGGCCATCCGGAAGTGGAAACCTCTCCTCACCATCATCCATTCCACGGTTCCGGTTGGGACCACGGAGATGATCCGGAATGCCGTCAAAAGGCCGGTGGTCCACTCTCCGGTCCGTGGCCAACACAATGATCTTGTGAAGTCCGTCAAAGTCTTCCGGAAGATTGTTGGCGGAAAACCGGATGACGTTCACACCGCGGAATATTATCTCCGGAACATTGGGTTTGATGTCATGCGGTTTCCTTCCGCGCGCGCGGCGGAGTTGGCCAAGTTGATCTCCACCACTCAATTTGGATGGTCTCTTCTCATGGCCAAGGAGACCAAGGCCTTGTGTGACTTCTTCCGTGTTGATCCCGGACTCATGGGAAGTGAGGCCTTGTCCTACAATGAAGGATATTCCAAAATGCACCTCAACCGGTTCCACCGGCCGGTTCTCTATGCGCCGGATGGAAAGATTGGCGGATCTTGCGTTTCTCAAAATGTGGATCTCCTTCCGGATTGCCGGTTGAAAGAGATCTTCAAAACTCTCAATGAGAGTGAGTCCGGAAAGATCCGGATCCAAAAGGAGAAGAAGTCATGAAGACCGGAAAGGTTTGGGGAGAGACAACAAGGATCTTCAAGTGTGCAACCGGATCCTCTCATTTTTTGAGGATCATCAAAGGCGGATATTGTTCAAAACACAAACATGAGCAAAAGACCAACATCTTTTATGTCATCCGCGGCCGCCTTCAAATCTCCGTTTGGAATGAAGGCGTTGGTGAGAACATGGAAGACAAGACCGTCCTCACATCCGGTCAAAAGACCATTGTCCCAATTGGCGTCTTCCACAAGTTTGAGGCATTGACCAACGTGGAGTGTGTGGAGTCCTATGAATTCCGTTTCACCGGGGAAGACATTGTCCGGGAAACCATAGGCGGAATGAGAGACAAGAAATGAAGTTGGCCATCTTCTCAAGGACACCATTGGCCGCGGCGCCGTGGGAGTTGTTCAAGGCGGTGAGGAAATACACGGACATTGAGGTGGTCTATATCAACAAGACCTTCCGATATGCAGACGGCCGCCGGTTCCCATTTCATCTTCTCTTGAACCACTCAAACGGACGCGCCATGCAATCATTGATCAAGGCGGACGTGTGGCACATTCACAACTATCTTCTTCCGGAACTCAAAAACTTCCACCAAGGCCAACCGGTCATTGCACAATTTCACTCTCTTCCCCGTCAAGGCAATTGGCCGGATCTCATGGATTTTGCGGATATCTCATACACCATTGACCAACCTCTTCACATCAAGGAATATAAACTTCCCGGACTTCCAAACCTCATTGATCCGGATGAATATTTTCCAATCCGGAGAGAAGGCCGGATCAAGATTGCCTTTGCGCCGTCTTCAAAGGCGCCAATTGGGATGTTGCAATCCAAAGGATATTATGAGGTGAAGAAGATCCTCAATGAAGTGGCACATGAACGCCAAGATGAGGCGGAAATCATGTGGATTGAAGG